GCCCGACGCGCATGCCGTACGACAAGATGATCCAGATCGTGGACATCACTTCCAAGCTGGTTTCCAACGCGCTCAGTTACCGCAAATAAACGCCTTACAATCCGTCGTTCTGAGAAGCAGGCTGGTTTGGGGCGTTAGCTCAGTTGGTTAGAGCAGAGGACTCATAATCCTTTGGTCGCGGGTTCAAGTCCCTCACGCCCTACCAATAAATTCGCGGTTGTCTAGCTATATTTTATGTAGCAAAACTTCCGCAATTTTTGGCCTTGTTCCGCAAAATCACCGAGCAGGCTTCACTTTGCGGCCCACCTTGTGCCGGATGTAATCCGAAGTCATGGCCTCGGTTGTGTGCCCCAGTAGCGCCTGAGCGGCCTTGGTTCCTGAGGCTTCGTCGGTGTCCGTGGCCACCTTTGCCCGGAAATCCCTGAACTGAAACGCTGACTTTTCGATCCCTGCTTTTGCTCTGGCCTGGTCGAATCTGTAGCGCATGGCGTCAGCCTTGAGGGGCTGGCCGTCTTCGTTCACCAGTAGCTCGGCGGTGATCGTGCTGATTTCGCGCTTGAATGCCCGGATTTCCTCGATCAGCTCCGCCAGCCCGCCCACCAGCTCAATGCGTAGTTTGGCCTGGGTCTTGCCTTGCTTGACGTGCAGCAGCCCGTCTTTGATGTCGGTTTCCTTGATCTTGCGAACGTCAGAGGGCCGCTGGCCGATCAGGTCAGCCAGGCGCATAGCGAACTGCAGCGGCTTGTCGGCCACGGCCAGCACCTTTGAAACCATGTCGTTGTCTGGCGCGGTGTCCCGGCCTGTCTCTGTGAAGCGCTTCACCCCTGTGCACGGGTTTGAGTGTTTCCATCAACCCAGCTCCATCGCCCATATCGAGCGTGGTTGCGAGTTTTTGTGTCAGCGTTGCTAAAGCGTTGCTAGTCATGTCGTGTCCTTGTTGGTGATTGGTTAGCCGCCCGATACAACCCACGCATACCGAGCGGCTGCGATGGGCTTGTGGCATTGGCGATAGATGCGGTACAGAGCGGCGAAGTCTTTTAGGCGGTTCACTTCCCCGCCTCCTTCGCCGCAGTCGCAACCGCATCAGCAAGATCAGCCTGCATCGCGGCATACGTGTCCACATCGCTCGTGCAGCCGCTGAAGACCAGCACAGCCAGCACTGCGGGAACGATCAGCCAGCCGTGGCGGCAAAACGCCCACAGTGCGCGCTTGTGCATTGGCGTCTTGTACACCTCGATTGCCACAGCCTGCTGTGCTGCCGTCTTCCCGAAGCCTGGGCAGGTGCGGGCGAAGGTGCGGGTGTTGTCGTCTAGGTATGAGGGGGCGCGTGTCATTCGTCAATCTCCGCTGTGTGATAACCATGTTTGTCTGCCAGTGCTTTGACCACGGCAATGCACGACTGCACTCCAACCGCGCAAGCGTCCATCAACGCGGCCATCACCTGCTCGTCGTGGTCCCGGTAGCTCAGGCCGTCTAGCAGCCTGTCGTACTTACCAATGCGCGCCTCGAAGACTGCGAGTGCTGCCAGTCGCGCTTCTTCGCGCTGCATCAGCTCGTCGCGCTTTGATCGGCGGTCTTCTTCGGCTGCGCAGGCCAGCATGTCGATTTCAAAGGCCATGGTTCCTCCGGGCATAAAAACGCCCCGCGTTGCAGGGCTGGTTGTGGGTGGGCTACTCGCTGCACTAGTTGCTCCGCTACATGGCGGCTCACTCAGGCTGGCATCTGCTTTTGCCCGTAAAAGGGTGGGCTACTTGCCGGGGGGAATCACAGCACCGTCCCTGATGTGTGAAGTGGCTTTTGCCCGTAAGGGGTGATGGTGGTCGGTGCTGATTTCCGACTCAGTGGCGCGGCGCTTTTTCATTGCAGCTGTGAAAACAGCCTAGGAGCATTCCGCCTGCTTATCCCATCCATCCGTTTGCGGATCAGCCTCCGCATTCACCATCATTGAAGCGGGCCGGACGCTACCCCGGCGATGTGTTCGGTCAGGCTGGCCGCGAACGGCTCTCAGTTTCTGCCAAAGGTCACCTACCTACCTTTGAAATCCCGGTCAGAGCTTTTCGTCCCCGGGAGGACTAGCGTGTCATCGATTTCCCACGCCGCCGCTTCAATGATGGCCCCGGCGCTGGGCCGGGACGGTGGTTACTGCTTGCGCAGCCATTCCGCTGCCGCGTTCTCTGTGCGCTGTTTCCAATTTGCGATGGATTCAGCCGTAAGCCGAGGGCCAGTGCCCGAGTGGCACGCACCCTGTATCGGGCACTTGCTGCATGTGCTGCGCTGCGGTGGCGGTGTGTAGTGCTGCTTGCACACGATTTGCGCTTGATTCATATCGTGCTCCTTGAAAACCTCAACCGCCTGTCACGCGGCTCAGGTTTTGCCACTCGTGAGAATGGCTTTGCCGGATTGACCGCTCCGGTTGGCGTAGCGCTGCTTTTGGTTTCTTTTCTTGGCGGTACAGAACCCGCCTCACCGCCGTATGGAACCCAGCGGGTGGATTTCGCAGTGCTGTGGAACCAAGCTGTCTCCTGATTCCCGGCAAGTGGTCGTTTCCTTCCACTGCTCACATATCTCGTTCGCGTTGCCTGATCCTGTCCAGGGGCAGAGCGCTACTAGCCTTCGCACCGACGATCTTTTCTAGCCCGCTACCGCCTGCGGGGGCCTTGTCTTTACCCAGCCGTGCCTGCTGCATGAACTTGTCGGTGGCCTGCTCGATCACTTGGCACCCGATGCCGCTTTGTTTGCGGCATGGGTGAATTGTCAGGCAAAACTAACAAGACAGTCAAGCAGTTATTTCAGGTAAAACTAACATTTTTTGCTACACTGCCCCATGCCAGCATCCCGCAGGCGAAAAAAAACCACCCGGCTGGGGTGGCTAGCAGTCAGACGCAAAAAAGCCCGCGCTCGGCGGGCTTGGTCAAAGAAAAACCGCCTCGGTGGGCGGTTTAATCGGGGGGCCTACTCAGGGGCGTTGAAGTCGAGATCTTTGGTATCCCCAAACTTCGGGTGAATGGCATTCACATTGCGCTTGAATTCGTCCGGGCTCTTCGAGAGCTTCATTATCGTGACGACGGATGACAAGTGCTCCCGCAGCTTGGGGTGGCCGGCGTCCTGGGTAAGCCATTGATGCAGCTTGGCTTTCTTCTCCGCCTTTGACGACGCCTTTTTCAGCTCGGGCAATAACTCAGGAGCCAACCGCGAGTAAACAACGTCGTTGGTGATGTGCCCAAAGAATGCTGGCCGCCACGACTTGTTGCCCTCGGGCGGGTACGGGAGTTGGTACAGGCGGAAGAGGTTCTCATAGTAGTCAGCCGGGAAGGTCTTGAGGTACGGCTGGATTTCCTTGGCGACGAAGGCTTCCAGAATCTTCGCCAGAGCGTCTTTGGCTCGGTCTTTCTGGTAGCCGGTGGCCTCATCCACCAGCGCAATGATCCCAACCCTGGCAAAACCTCGAACCAACAGTTCGCACTGTTGCGCAATGGGAAGCTGTGCGGCGGTCAGCTTGTCGGATTGTCGGGCCTGGAGATAAATATCACAGACGGCTGGGAGGCCCTCCGCAGGTATGCCCTCTGCCTTCGACCCGGCATCAGTGACGAATTCCACGGGAGTTAGTACCGGGTCTAAGTCGTTGATTACAAAGGGTAAAAGGTTCTTTGCTTCAAGAAAAACGGGCAATTCGGTCCCGGAGTATTTGCGCCCCCGCCAAGTGCGCCCCAGTGCGCCCATGATTCCCCGCGTAGACAGCACGCGGCGCCCGTCGTCCAGCACATAGCAAGGAATTTCCACCTCACCAATTTTGATCTGTGAGGCGTGTGTCGCACGGGGCATGGCAGCCAACCGTTTTTTCGCGGCCGCTGCTTCGCGCGCTATCTCACTTCGTCGCTCAGGCGTGAGCTTTTCAGCGCGCGCTTTGGCGCCAATTGCTTTACCGGTGGGTGTTTTCTCGGACATGGAGGACCTCGTAAAGTGAACGAGGTTGCATCATAGCTTGCAAACAACCTGTTTGCTAGTACATGCTTGCAAATGTCACCTTGCAAGCATTTGGACGTGGCGCGCATGCGAGTGGAACTCGTCACTGATTCATAGAACTACTCATTACCGCCAGTTTGCGCACTTCTATGAGCTTTCCTGCACTCGCGCACGTCCACCAGCGTCTTGAATCGGTGGTCTTTGCGGATGAATCAATCCATGTCCAAGGTGCGGGTCTCGCCGGTTTCGTTGTCCGTGACCTCTATTTCAACGCTCCGCCCCACTCGCCGGATGGATTCAACGGTGACCTCGCGGTACTCGCCCTTGTTGTAGTCATAGATTTCAATGTCTCGACCTGGGCGAACCAGGTTGCCTTTTTGAATCTCGACAGACGCGCCGTTCTCGTAGTCGTAGCCGTCCCAGGCAAAAGCGCTGGCGCCAGCAAAAGCGACGGTGGCAACCGCCGCAGCAACAAGGTGCTTGCGCATATCAATGGCAGTGGCGGATACCAGTGCGGCTGTCCACATGGCAGCCCTGCGTGTCGGTGCCTCCAGAGTGCGCTTGTGCAAAGCCTGCGGCCAGAACGATAGCGATTGCGACGATGGTTTTCATGGTTTTTCCTTCTATGGCGGCAAGAGGCCAGGCCGCCGGACTGGCATTCCTACAACTTGCGCCCGTTCCAGCACCAGACCACACGGCCAAGGATGTCAATGCGGTGGTCGCCGTTGAGCACGTCCACGGTCTTCACGGTCGGGTTGTCGCTGCTGATTTCGACGACCCCATCCATGCGCTGGCGCACGCGCTTGATGTACACACGGTCATTCGCCGCCATGACGTACACGCCGTCAATGGCCTTGGGGTCGCGCATGCCGGTATCGACCAGGAGCACGTCGCCATCCTCAAAGGTTGGGTGCATGCTGTCGCCGTAGGCGTGGATGAAGCGCAGGGCGGTCGGGCTGGTTGGTTTCAAGCGACGAGCTACCCACTGCTCCGAAAGAGCGATATGCCCAACAAGCACGTCGTCGTGCTGGATTTCAGTTCCCGGCCCCATGCTGCCAGCGTTGGCCAGCAAGGGCACGCTGATGGCCGGTGCGCCCGGCACGGGGGCTGGGGCAAGGCTGGCGGCGGAGATGGCCAGGGAAGGTCCCCCAGAACCGGGGAGCATGGGGCCTTCGCCTGTGGAGAGCCAATGTGCGCTCACTCCAAGGTAGTACGCCGCAGTTGTCAGGTACTTCCCATCAATGCTGTCCGTCTTGCCGTTGACCCACGCATTTACAGACGCACGCGAGATTCCGCACGCCTTCGCCAAGCCCGACTGAGACAAGTCGGGCCCATTTGCAAGCGCTGCGCGAATTCTGTCCGATAGGGCCATGAGGCAATCCTAACAACAATGCTGTAAATGATGCTTGACCGTTACGTTAGTTTTGCCTGACAATGGCGGCCATGAACCCACACGCAACCAAAATCATCGAGGCGCTGGGCGACACCGCCGAGGTGGCGCGCATGTTTGATGTGCGCATGCCATCGGTCAGCGACTGGAAGAAGCACGGCATCCCTCGGGCGCGAATGATGTACCTCAAGGTGGCGCAGACGCAGGCGCTGGATGGCGTTGACCTGGATGCGGCCACCGCCCCCGCACGCGGCGAAGCCAAGGAGGCCGCATGACCTCCATCGCCATCGCCATCGCAGAAGTGGCCGTCCGGCAGAGCAACGGTTTGTATTCCCTCAACGACCTGCACAAAGCGGCGGGCGGTGAAAAGCGTCATC